GTTTTGATTTGTTGTTGATCAGGAGACCACGCTCACTGGCTCCAGTGCGTTGCTATGCAACTATTGATCATGCACGCGATGGGATGACGGTTCAAATGTTGTCAAGGAAGGGACAGAACAGCAAAATCATCCCCACAGTGACAGCAGAGGCCTACCGCACCAAGGAATTCAGGTGGGAACACCAAATTCCAACAGAGGTGGGGATGTGTGGTTGCCCAGTTTTTGATGTAGCAACAGGGAAGATAGTTGGTATTCATATCTCAGGAAACATCAAGAAGATGTGTAACACCTTTGAAGCTTTCCCAGGTGATGCCATCAAGCTCCTAAACTCAAATGACAAGAAGACCAGCAACCTATACATCAAGAATCAGCTCAAGGACTGGAAATTCATTGCAGAAGTTCATGGCCATGATTCCTCTAAGCTTGTCAATCTGCAAGGGGATTTTGTAGAGTTCAAGGAGTTCTCACGTGACACAAGTAAATATACAGTTGAAAACTTCATAAAGTCAGCACAAGCAGGGGGTTTCTTTGTTCCAAGGGAGGTTTCACAGCCACAAAAACTCCCACCAACAATCTCAGCTGTGCATATGGAGAACATAGCATACGCAAATGGCTTGTTGAACACACGGCACACATTTGTTGGTGAAAGCGAATACTGGAAACAATTCAAAGCATGCACTCCAGAGGTTGATGAAATTGTTTCCAAATATGAGGACCAGTATCTGCCAAGTGAGTTAAGTAGGGAAGCGTACTGGAAAGACTTGCTCAAGTATAATAGGCACTTTCATAATATTAAGCCAGATGTCAACGCTCTCAAGGCAGCAACAAGGCAAGTCATAAAAGTTTTGAAGGATAGCGGGATGAAACCAACAAGAATCATGACAGCTGATGAAGTTTTAGCTGATGTTCAATGGTCTACAGCAGCTGGGCCTCTTTATGGCATGAAAAAGAAAGAGCTCTATGAACGAGCTGGGATGACCATGAGCGATCTCACAGCACTCGCACTGCATTGCAAATCTGAGCTTAAAAAGGGCCAAAACGCTGGCGTTTGGAATGGATCTCTCAAAGCAGAGTTGCGCCCAATTGAGAAGGTTGTTGAGCACAAAACGAGAGTTTTCACTGCTGCCCCTTTAACAACACTCATCGGAGCAAAGTTTTATGTTGATGATTTCAACAAGCAATTTTATGAAACGCACCTCAAAGCACCGCATACTGTAGGCATAAACAAGTTTCAAAATGGGTGGGCAAGAGTGCATAAGAAGCTTAACAAAAATGGATGGTTGCATGGTAGTGGTGACGGCTCGCGCTTCGATTCATCCATTGATCCCTTTTTATTTGATCTGATTTACACTATACGCTGTCACATGATGGTGGATAGTGACAAAAGGGAAGCCAGCATCGCCATGTCACACATGTTCCGGGAATTTGTTTTCACACCCATACACACAATTGGGGGCAACATTCTGGTGAAGAAAGTCGGAAATAACAGCGGACAACCTAGCACGGTTGTTGATAACACTCTTGTGCTGATGATATCTTTTTACTATGCATACGCTGTTAAAACAGGGGATTTGTCATTCAATCACATTGACGAGCGTTTCATCTTCGTCTGCAATGGTGATGATAACAAATTTTCAATTTCACCTGATTTTGCCAAGCAGTTTGGTGGGTCATTCAGCCAGGAAATTGCTCAATTAGGGTTAAAATACGAGTTTGACGAACTCACACCGGACATCACGTTAAACCCTTATATGAGCCTTACCATGGTCGAGGTTGGTTCAAAAATAGGTTTCCAGCTACACCCTTCCCGCATAGTTGCAATAGTTCAATGGATTAAAAAGGGAGGTGTTGTGCATGCAGCACAGGCAGCATTTGCAGCTATGATTGA